AGAACTGGATGACAAAAAGCTTGGAATGGCCGGAGTCATTACAGACTATTATGGCGCTACTGCAACAAACTTGGCAGTCAGCGGCGCTAGCAACGACTTGATCTATCAGTCAACCTGGGAATACTTGCAATCCAACCCGGCACCAGATTTGGTTGTAATTGGTTGGAGTGAACACGGCCGAGAACAGTGGTATTTTGAAAATCAATTCCATGAGATCAACCAACTAGACGTGGGACAACAGATACCCAACGAATTCCGTAGGCGATATCAGTTTTGGAAAAATCACATTCAGAAAGATCCCAACTGGCACAGAGTCATGAGCTACTACTGGCACAACAAGATCTACAACTTGCACATGTGGATGTACGAACGAAAAATTCCACATTTGTTTTTCAATGCATTTCATCACTTTCAGATTGAAAGCGAAAAAGAATGGCTGGACTGGCATTGCTGTTTTTTCTGCCCTTACAATGAACGACAATGCTATGTGCCATTCTGTATTGAACACAACTACGAAGAACTCACTCCTGGATGGCAACATTTTGAGCCTGCTGGTCACCAAGCCTGGGCTGATATCTTGATCAACGAAATCAACACAAGTCCTGCACATGCTATTATATTCGAACGGGAACAGTCACTCCGCCGCGGCTGAATGTGTGAACCCACATGCGTGGGCACAGGACGATGGTGTGTTCTGGGGACTGGGACGACAACCGCATCCTGACAACGAACGAGCTAGTTACAGTTGCGAACTGGCCAACTGGTTACGTGCTATACTGTATCTGGACGCACAAGCAGGATGTAGCAATACCAGAATCATGCGTACCACAAGAGAATGGATTGAGCAAAATCCAGATGCTGTCAAAGACTGCTTCATGGTCATACAGTGGACTACTTGGGAACGAGAAGAATGGTGGCACAATGGTCAAGACTATCAAGTCAACGCCAGTGGCATAGACCATGTACCCAAAGAACTACAAGAACGATATCGCGAGTTTGTTGTGGACATAGACTGGGATCAGTGTAGGCAACAAGCACATGATGATATTTGGCAGTTTCACAAAGAACTAGAATCCCAGGGTATCCGGCACCTGATGTTCAATGGCAACAGTCATTTTGAAGGAATCAAACAACAGTACGACTGGGGCACAAGTTATATGGCTCCTTACGATCACGCCAAAACGTACGATTTTGTACTAAGACAGCAGGGCTTTGCCACAGTAAATCCCGAAAGTTGGCATTTTGGGGCCAATGCCCATTGCTTTTGGGGCGAATATCTGTTACAATACATCAAGACCAATCAACTCTTAAGGCCTGATGAAATACCTACTTATTGACACCAGCAACATGTTCTTTCGTGCTAGACATCAAGCACACAGAGCAGCAGATACCTGGACCAAGCTGGGCTTTGCACTACACCTGACCATCATGAGTGCCAACAAGGTAGCACGTGATTTGGGTGCAGATCACGTGGTATTCGCACTAGAAGGACGTAGCTGGCGCAAGGACTACTACAAACCCTACAAGGCCAACCGTGCTGTGGCCCGTGGCGCCATGAGTGAAACAGAAGCAGAAGAAGACAAACTGTTCTGGGAAACATACGACGAGCTGACTAAATACTTGTCTACAAAAACCAATTGCAGTGTGATCCGTTGCGCAACAGCCGAAGCGGATGATGTCATTGCACGTTGGATAGCTTTACACCCCCAAGATGACCACACTATTGTAAGCACAGATTCTGACTTCGTTCAGTTGGTGGCACCTAATGTGCGACTCTACAACGGTGTCAATGATCACTTGTTCAGTGTCGACGGTGTCAAGGACGGCAAGGGCAAGAATCTAAGTTTTACAATTGAAAGCAATTCAAAGATCAAGGTTGGTAAATCTGACCCTTACTTTATTGCACCTGTGGACTATCAAAAGTGGGTGTTGTTTTTGAAATGTGTGCGAGGCGATCCTGGTGACAATGTGTTCTCAGCGTATCCAGGTGCCCCAGTCAAAGGCACAAAGAATCGTGTGGGTATTACAGAAGCATTTGAAGATCGTGGCAAAAAAGGCTATGCGTGGAACAACATGATGTTGCAACGTTGGACTGACCATGAGCAAGTGGAACACAAGGTGTTGGAAGATTACGAGCGTAACGTGGCTCTAATTGACCTTACTGCACAACCCCAGGACATCAAAGATGTTGTAGACACAGCTATCCGCGAACAGGTAATTCACAGAGACGTGGGCATGGTGGGTGCTCACTTTTTAAAGTTCTGTGGCAAGTACGAGCTGAACAAACTCAGCGACCATGCAGATGCAGTGGGTCGTTGGATGAACAATACATACAAAGGAGTATTATATGATACACGCCAAACCAGTGGTAGCTAACCAGTATTGGATCCTGAAGCAGGACGATCAAAAAGTCGGCAACATTCAGGCAGTGGATGATGGTTATCAAATCACCATTCGCAACAAAACTGCCAACTACAAAACCATTCCCATGTTGCGGAATCGTGAACAGGTTGAGTTTGAACCTGCCACAAAGAAAACCAAAGAACTCAGCCATCAAGTTCATGGCTATGACACCGGATGCCGTGTGTACAATCCCATCTGGGACGTCAAGCACAAATTGCCATTGTTTACTACCAGCAACAAAAGCAAATCATGGTTTGCCGCAGGCTGGTACATGGTCAAACAGCATCGTGCCTGGAAGGCTGTGCAAAACCCCAAACTTATTGTACTTGAACGGTATAAGTACCAAGGACCCTTTCATTCTAAAGAAGAAGCAAATGACAAATCCGTTTCGTGATCAAGAAAAATTCATGCGAGCCTGCGACCAAAGTGTCAACGAGTTTAACACAGAGCAATTTGATCTTTACATGAAGCTAATAGAAGAAGAATGTAGAGAATTAGGTGATGCAGTGGGACAACACGATAAAGTAGAAACATTAGATGCGTTGATCGACATACTTGTTGTTACCATTGGTGCTGTTCACAGTATGGGCGCAGATGCCGAGGGTGCCTGGAAAGAAGTTATGAAAACTAACTTTGCCAAAATTGACAAAGAAACTGGTAAGGTGCGCAAGCGTGAAGATGGCAAAGTACTAAAGCCAGTGGGCTGGACTGCTCCTGAGCTTGAACAATTTTTAACAAAGGAATTAAAATGACAACATCTGTAATTTACAAATCAGCGTCTGATGTTAACACTGCTATGGCTGGTGTGTACAAACACATGGGATTGGCAGTGTTGACCAGTATGTTGATCAGCTACATAGTTTCAACCAGTCCAGCATTGATGGCTGTGTTGTTTGGCACAGCACTGAAGTGGGTGATCATATTTGCACCCTTGGTGGCTGTGTTGGCCTTGAGTTTTTCTCTGCACAAAGTTTCTAAATCTGCGGCGCAGTTGATGTTGCATGGTTTTGCAGCCTTGATGGGTCTGAGCATGGCCACCATCTTTGCAGTGTACACATCAGTCAGCATCTTTACTGCGTTTATGGGCGCCGCAGTGTTGTTTGGCGTCATGAGCTTTTATGGATATTTTACCAAACGAGATTTGACCAGCATTGGTCAGTTCTTGTTTGTGGGGCTGATTGCTATTGTGATTGCCAGCGTGATCAACATCTTTGTTGGCAGCACAGTTGCACAGATGGTGATCAGTGCCATTGCAGTGATTGTGTTCTTGGGACTTACGGCCTATGACACACAAAATATTAGACAACAACTCAGTGAATCCAACAGCAACAATGCAGAAGTTGCAGGTGCACTGAGTCTGTATCTAAACTTTATCAACTTGTTCATGAGTCTGTTGCAGTTGTTTGGCAACAAAAATGATTGACTTTGTTTCCAAAATGACCAAAGATCAAGCCCGTGCGTTGTTAAGACGTGCAGGCCTGCTCAACAAGATGCGTGTGATTGAAGGTGCAGAGCGCGAAAAAACCTTGACCATGCTAAGGCTCGTGCCGTTTGAATCCAGCAACAATCAGCATCTATGGACACAATCATGGAAAGTAGGCGACGTCACTTACGATCTGGTTTGTGGCAACGGTGTTGATGAGCTAATAGAAACTACCAAAGACCATGAAACTGATCAATGACGAGTACAACGACTGCTGGGTCTGGGTAGAAGATCACGACGAAAATCAGGAACTCAGCCCACATTTTGATTACGAAGAAGACGCTATTCTATGGCGTGATCGCTTGAAAGACATGTTGAAATGAGTACACAAGTCAATATTGAATTTGATGCTGATCCTAACTACAACAAAGTGATCACTGTGCATCGAGGTGAATTCACCATGGAACACTGGGTAGCAACTCTCAGTACCGAGGAACAACAAGAATGGCGCCGACAGCATGACATCCACGAAGACGCTGTGCATGCCGCTGTAGCAGCAGGTGATGCAGAGGTGCATACTCCTGATCCCAAAAACGCCACAATCAAATGGCGAAATCAAGAAATTCACCTGTACTGGATGAACACTATTTCAGCTGAAGACAACGCCAGTTATCACAGCTTTTGGGCTAGATATCATGCCGCAATGGACGAAAGAAACACATGAGTTTACACATAAACCGATTTATTGATCTAATCAAAGCACAGGAAAGTCGTGGAGGACGCGACATCAACATGAGCCTCAAAGACGCCAAGGACCTGCATGCTGACATTACCAAACTGTTGCTGGTGCTGGAATCATTGAGAAGCCAGCATGATGCTCCACGAGATGAAGTTATCAAGGTAGAACTCACAGGCGGTACATTTTAAAACGGCGTAGTTTTTGACTAAATAAAACTAGGAGTTTAATGATGTCAAGACCAAAACCCAGTGTGCTGATTGAGCACACACACAAACAAACCTACAAGACCGAGCAAGTGCTGGCGTCGGAAGGAGTATGGGCGGTGTTCTACGATGCCAAACCCATCAATCTCAAAACCTCAAACATGCTGACGCAGTATCCAGGACCCAAGTACAAAAAGGTTAGCTTCAGCAATCCTGGACATGCTATTAACCTGGCTCGCAAACTCAACATACAGTTCAAGACTGACAAGTTCAGTGTGGTACTGTTGACTCATGGGGCGCAAGTGTACCCCAATGCTCAGTAAACAACAAATCACTCAAGCAGTATTGGAACTGATTACTGGCCACTTTTGTCCCACTCTGGATCAAGCACTGCAACAATGGTGGAAAGATCCCAGGGACACAACTGGTCTTAGACTCAGCGCCGAAGGCTTTTTTGTTTTTGGTCTAGCTGAAATTGTCAACTACCGGTTTGCAGTGCCACCTGGTATTCATGCCAAAGCTGCCACACTGTTGACTCTGGACCGGCGAATGACCTGTCCCTATTACCTAACACAGGGCAAGTCGCCTGAAATCTACATCTATGGCGATAGCGAAGCCACTATGTTTGCGTTATACGGAGATGTAGAAAAGTTCTTAAGGGCCATAGCCAGGTAGCAGTCGATCTGCTAGTGCTTGTGCCTGTATTACAAATTCTCTCTCCATCCGGTCTGGTAAGCCATACAACAAGTATTCACGATTGCGTTCTAATCGATGCTTGTAAGGTGCAAGATCTATGTTGCCTTGTATTAGATCCTTGTTCCGCAGAATAGCTTGTTCTACTCGATCCAGGTAATCAAATTCTTCGTAACTAGTGTCTACTAGATCATCAAACATATCAAACCCCATACGACGGCATTGGTCCACAATACCCTTGTGTCCAATTACAATAGGAATCTGCTCCGAAGCAATTGCTAGTAGAGTTTTTTCAGTGACTATTCCAGTTACTGAGAAATATTCAGTTTCGTTTACAATGTTTACTGGTGAGGATCCATACACATACTTGAGCTTTAACAGATTGGGGAAGTTATTACACCCAAAATAATTACTGTAATCCCATTCTGGTAATCGTATATCTGTGCCAAGGCTCAACCATCCATTAGGCCATGATTGCAAGATGTCGGCTGCCTTACGTCGGTTAACACATGTGCGTCCATTTAAGCATTGCCAGTTATGTGTTCGAGGATATGATAATAGATCTTTCCACTGATCGAAGTTTTCAGCCAACTCATTGCAGAGATCGTAATTGTGATTGCTAAATTTAATCAAGTTCAATGGTCCTGAATAATAACGATCCATATCGCTGGTCCAATAGGTAACCAACACTTGACTAGCATTTGCGCCGTAGAAGTCTTCAACCTTCTTTAGTTCTAATACTTGATTATCTTTTATTGTAACAAAGTCTGGAAAATGTACTACTGCTAGAGTTTTGGGTGTAAAATCTACTACGTCTAGGTTAAGTGGCCAGCCAGTGTCTGGATTAAAATCTCCGTGGTATGCATGATAGCGATTGGGTACCACATCAAAGCCCAGTGGGCCAAGTGTTTGATTAAAGAAGTGTCCAAAATTCATAGTTGTTTATTTAACCTGTAAATACTGCATGGAACTAACAATTGAACAGGTATTAGGCAACCAGTGGGCAATGTTTTATCACTCACAATGGCTTGTGGAAGATCTAGAACCAGTTTGCACACTAGAACAAAGTGTGCGCACAGTAAATCAACAACTGCAAAGTGTGCGTGATCTAAGTCAATGGAAGTATGCGCATCAAGATGAAATAGCCAGACTGCTATGGGTTAACTGGATGTATCAACGACTAGGTGCTGAACCCATACGCAAGCCGGTGCTGGTACACAAACACAACAACAAACTGGTAGTAGATTGTGGTGACACTAGGCTAATGAGCTTGAATTTGTTGACGGACCCAGGTACAGTAAGTGTAGTGGTTGTTGTGCCAATTTCCCAAACTAGAGAGTACTCTGATTGGCGTCAAATACATACCAATCAAGATCTCATGCGAGCCACAGGATTTGGGTGCGGTGCTGATATTGCACTACGAGTCAACGATGCTGGCAGGATTGAATGGTTAGAAATTGGTGACCATACCACTGCACATCATTTGCATGATGTTGATCAACGTATTGCTATGATGCAACGCTATGTTGACACACAGGAAGATAAGTTTGAGTTTTCAGTAGACTGGGCTAGAAGCCATATCGATTGGGACATTTACGCCAGGTGAGGCAAATAGGCCTGCTTCCATTGCTCAAATTCTGCGTCCCAGTTGTTTTTGTAGAGCTTGAGTAGTTCTCGATTGTATGTGGCTGCTTTCAAACATCGGGTACGTATTTGATCTTGGTTTTCATTCATAAGCACTTTTGATACATCAGTGATACTTTTCCATACAAAAATGCCTATTCTGTTTTCTACAACTTTGAGTCTATCATAATGATTGTGATCAATCATGTCGCTCATGCAATCAAATCCAA